AATTTCCAACAAACCCGTGGAGTAATGACCCACTCTCCTGTTGCTTAAGTGTCACACCTGATAGGAGTACAGGGCTGCTTTGCTTAGTTATCTAAGAGGAGCGGCGACACCATGTCTGATAAGACAAATACTGCCTCAAACACAACAACCAACAAAAACTCTTCACACAATGCTACCGGAGAACACCCTCCGAATCACTCTAAACCTAGACGTTTCCGCACCGACTGGCGCCCCACCACGCGCCATAGTGCACCGCCTCCAAGTCGTCGACGTCCGGGTCCACCGTTACAATCGGTCAAATCAGACGACTACCTCTATATCGATGAATACCCCGTATACATTCCATCACCTCAGCAACTTGCTGAACTCAGCGATTCCTACGTCCCTCGATCTGCCCTTATCCTTAAGGGTCCAGGAAGAGGAAAATCATCTGGTGGCAGAGATACAGTTCCATCACACGCAAACTCTTCACGGGACAATACATCCCACGAACGTGTCTCAACCACCAACTCATCGGGACCAACCCTCTACACCTTCGAGGATGCCCTCCGCCCTGCCCCCACCAGTAACATTTCCAGCGGCAGAGCCTCCTCCAATCCCGATGTTGGCTCCGGAGCCTCCTGCTCCGAACCAAATTCAGCGCTTTTCGACGTACCACAGCCGGCCGTTGATTCTATCCCCGTACAGCACAGCTTTTCTTCCTCATTACTCCCTCCGCCCGCCTCCGTTCCTGAACGAGTTGACGGGTGTGGAGAACAGACTGTGGCTGTGCTCGGGCCGTCTTCACCAGATTTGTCTGGTCCCACTCACCCCGCGTTACCTGGAAGCAGCGAACCACCAATACACGATCGGCTGGGTCCGAACGTGCAACACTCGGTCGAACCAGGAATTGAGCTCACATCCATACAAAGAGCTGTTGCGCGAATTGCTAGCCCTCCAGACGACAGTCAACCCGAATGTGACGCGCAACCTTGCGCAGATGACGGTACTGTTGTTCCAATTCAAAGCAGCGATTATTATGCACAACCGGGACGAGACGGCGTTTCAACCTATATTCCCTTACATCATGGTCGCCCCGCATCGGGTGAACGACCAGTGGCGCTACCTAGCATTAATCAACAACACAGCACTGCAGTGGACAGCAGAACACTCCTGGATCCAGTTCAACACACCAATAGTTCTTTGCTCCAAATTGGATCGGACAGGGGCTACGGAACTGGTCTACTCACACATGCTCCAGCGGGACGTGGAGGTTCACCTCCCCCCGACCGTGATCCACCTAACCCCGGAGATGTACCAGACGCCGAAGGGCCCGACGATATTCCTGATGAGCCCTCCGAAATTCGCGCTGGTCACGTTGCAATCCCTCACTTGGTTCCTCGACTCCCCCCTATATCGGCGTTCTTGGGAGATTACGAGTTACCCCAACCGGGGACGTATTTCCGGAGCGCCATCACTCGTCATCGACGCGCTCTCGAAATGGAGCTACCAAAACACGGAGAATCGTTCTTTAACTTTACGCAGTGCATACCAGCCTCCCTTCTTGCAATATGCACCTTGGGAGGTTTCCCATTGGCGCGCTTTATTGATAGCCTGTTCCCAAAACCCTCACTTTACGAGCTGGCAGCCGCATCATCTCTTGCCGTCCTCGATAGTGATGACCTTGTCGGAGATATTGAGTCCCATGACGAGTTCGGAAAACGTTCCGCAGAGTACGAGATTAGTGCTCTCGATCGACGTGTTGCCAAACTCCCAGACAATGCGTTACACGCTACCGGTTCAGGTTTTACTCATTTGCTCAGGCAATCCATGGGATTACTCCATAACACAACTCCAACTGCCACCGGCGATATCATCCCATTGCCCGGACCCAAACGCACACGTCGTAAACTCACTTACGCCGCTTACCTTGCGTATCGGTTCAAAGCTAGTATGCAAGACTTGCCAAAGCGTACTGAAGCGAACCGCCGCATTGCTGAGCAGTGGATCCGCAAGTTCTGTGAAGAACGCTATGTGCGCGCTTGCGACATTGCTAGGCACCTACCGATTGCGGTTGAGCTTGTGTTCGTACCTCGAGCTGTTAATGTTGATGCTGCAGCTTTGGTATCCACCAACATCGTCCGTGAACGATATGCGGACTATGCCCAGTTCCATCGGGATTGGGCCGCTGAATAGGAACACCTGAGCGTCAAACCTGGGTTGGATGTGGCCTCGAAGGCGCCACATCCTCCGGGTCTTCTGGTACGCCGCTCAGGACGTACTGCACGAAATCGCTTTGTGTATCAATACACCTCTTATTGTAACTCCCTTTCCAACTATAATGTTCACAATTCTTCCATTGACAACCTCGTTGCTGGTATTAAAGAGCGTATGTTCTATGTGAAGAATGAGCGGGGTGAATTCGTTGAACCTCCTCCCCCGACTCCTGGTATGTGGCTTGGTATTATGTCGAAATTCTTAGGCCGTTTGCGTAGGCTGCTTCCCTCGACCGCTCCTGTCTCACGAGATTCTCTCGTTCGATGTTACAAGGGCCGCAGGCGCACTACTTACCAAAAGGCTTCTGAATCATTGGATGCACAACCTTTGACTCGACGTGATGCCACATTGTCCACATTTGGCAAAGTGGAGAAAATTAATATCCAATCTAAACCTAATCCAATCCAACGAGTGATCCAACCCCGTTCCGTTCG